CCCAAGTTCAGTTGGACTGATTTCCACATTGGTTTGATTTTGTCTGGGCCCAGAGTCCGGTCTCTTTTATTGTCTCTATTCACAGCAGTATCAATGTCGGTATTGACAAAAATCATTGCAGTTTGATAACCCAACTTCTCTAGTTCAGCTTTCTGTTTCCTGATTTTGTCATAGTTCTTACCCGTACCATCAATAACTAAACCAAGTTTACCCGTGAGGTAATTACTCTTTCTGGCAGCAGTAAGTTTCGTAGCGCGGTCTCTGAGAGATTGACCTTTGGTTGAGTATATGGAATCAACATTCATCTCCATCCCAGCTTTCTTTAGGGCAGATTCAAATGCAAAGTCAGAATTTACAACCTTGAATCCAAGTGCTGGAAGAGCAGTCTTTCCTACGATAAACGATTTGCCACTGCCAGGCCCGCCGGCGAGAAAAATAGCCTTGAAAATTGCGGGGTCATTAATACCCTCTTCAAGTGTACTTGGTGGCAGTTCAGCAAAATCGGTAAATTTCTTCATAGTAATCCTATTTATAACTTTGTATAAGTGGTTTGCAATTTTCGACTATCATCGGAGCAAAGACTTTCATTTTTTCGTCCTTGATATGATTTCTAATTGCATCTACATCTCGAAAATCTTCTACCATCTCATCATACTCGGCAAAGGTAATCATTCCGTTGTAAAACAGTTCGTTTAGTTGTTTAAGTTTATCCTCGTATTCCTCTACTAGATTAAACTCAGGCAACAACAGCGGGGCCGTCAAAGGCCTCGCCATCGCTAAATAAACATCTCTCAGTACAGACAACAAAATCTACCCCTTAGTCAATTTGGATATTACGTTTTCTGTGTCCTCTCCATGCAACAAATCCACCCAACCGCAGTGTCCAATATGCAAGATAGTTCATAGTGTAAAATCCGTTAACATTGATATTAATATCTCTGAATGTTTCATCCATCCATTTTTGGTCTTTGATTCCAATGTTTTTCTTCTTGCCTTTTAATAATAGTGTCTCATACTTATACCCGTAATCGTGAACCAATCCACCGATTAACATTACACCAACTGGAGAGAAAAAAGTTCTCATAAATTTTGGTATACTTGCACCGTCAAATTGAAATCCCTTTGGTATAACATATCCAACACCATCAATCGTATAGTTAAAGTCTTTAGTTAACTCCCAGTTCCTAGAACCCGTCAACCATGCAAGTACTCCACCCCAAAATCCTTTGCCCTTAGTTTCCATCGGCAGTGGTTTTAGTTGTGGCATATCCTTTGCATTAAATGTTAACTCGTTCCTTTCCTTTAAGTCCAGCGCGTTTATTGCTGCACCTATAAGGATTATGATAATGGCTAATGTGAATTGCCAAAACTGAATTGCCAAATCTACTACAAATTGCACTAAGTCCATCTATTTTTCCCTTTCTATAGTTTCTCTAGAGTGGACATTAACCTTTCTGCCCGGTTGGTTACTTGCTTGTACCATTTTGAATCTCTACCTTCTACAGCAGCTTTTGCCCAATCTTGACTTTCCAAAGCTTTGTGCATATTCTTGAATTTTGACAGGCGAGTCATACCCATATTAAACACCATGTTAATATTGATATTCTGAACTTCTTCAGGCCATTCGCAAAATCCAGACCAGCCATACAAGTTAACACAATCCCTACATGCAATTTGTATGTCTTGAACGAACAACTCTTCGACTCTTTCTTTGGTGACCGCATCACCAACTTCCAGTTTTACTTCTGCGTCATCTGCTTTTATGAGGTGTCCAATACCAACTGTAGGATAACCGAGGTGGTCTAAGTACACTTCATATTTACAACCTTCGTCTTCTGATATCACAGCAAGGAGTTCCGGCCGTAAAGCAATCTCCTCATAGTAACCGTCAGGCAGGTCATTGGGTTCTGATATGCCTGGCCCGTTCGTTTTAAGTCCGTAAAGTCCCCATGTTTGGCCTTCGTGAGGTGCTGAGGTAGGGTTCCATTCTAGCCCGTTGTCGGGTAATAACCCTTCTAAATATTTTGACATGTTTTTTATTCCTTTATGTATTGTGAGAAAGAGTAGTGTGTGTTTTCTTTTAACTCCATACCTTTCTTCACATCGTTAAACAGTGACTGAGAACCAGTGTAACCAGCGGGTAGGCCTCTCTTGAAAGATTTAAAATCGTTGTTTTTAACAAACAGTCGCATCTTACTAGCACTCATCCCAGAAACGCCTTCGGCATCTGGGTCTCTAGCACCAGCAGAAACTACTGTTATTTCATCAAACGTAAAATCCTTGCCATTGTACTTCGTTAATATACGTTGAAATTCTGACACCCTATCTGAACCAGCAATCATAATAACCTTATCATATTTATCAGATAACAATGCGAGTTGTCGTATGAAGTTGGGGTTCTGCGTGTCGGAGGATTTAACATTGGTATTGGGGAACATCTTTTTTAGGTGTGCGACCTTGCGTTTAGGACTCAAAGGATTCTTGTGTTTATCCTGAGTATGACTCACTACGATAAGATGGTCTGCTTTATTTTGTTGAGCAATCTGCTTGACTTTTTGCACCAGTTTCCCATGGCCATTGGTAGGCGGGTTCATTCTACCAAATGCATATACTAATGTCTTCATCTGTCCCACGCCTTTATTGCGGTAAAGTTATTGTAACTAAACTCCATCCTATCGACCAACTTAACAGCGTTACCAGTTACCCTATCTATGGCAACATATCCCTCTGGATTAGTAACCTTGAACCCCTGTTTAGTCCTAACGAAAGTATTAGTTAATTGTTTTACCTTGTTTAATTTATTGATAATCATTTGTTTAGCATCAATCAATGCATTCTGATATAATATTATATTGGTAATAAGAGTACTATATGATTTCAACTCTCGTATGGTTTCTTTCTTCTTAATTTCCAATTTTTTCTGATTAGATTCGGTCTTTAGTTTATTTATCTCTATGTCGAATTTACCCTCGACCCAATCAGTATAACCGGACACATAACCGGACACATTTGTTACTTTCTGTCCGACCTTGACCTTTGAATTATAGTATGTCTTAATACTGGCACCAATAAACTTACCAGTGAAACTTGATTGCAATGACAAGAATCTAGTCAGTTGGCCCGAATTGATTGTTTGGAATATCTTGCCGACCTGACTCAACTTCGCGGTAATAGAGGCGGTCTCGGCCTGTGTGAATGTAGACGTACCACTGGTATCCTTGTATGTGGCATCATCCATCCAAACTGTTCTTTGTTTTTTTAGAGAGGATATGTTCGCACCAAAAGATGCCTTCATAGCCTGCAATGAATCACCCGTGTATGTTGTGTGCCACACTACACCGATTTTTGTTTTGCGTATCTCATTGTCCAAGTCCGAACCTTTGGGTACTGCATACACAATCGTGTTGGGTTGAAACGTGGTGTATTTCTCACCATCAATGATTTCGTTTTCCAAAGAAGCAGTAGTGAACATGAGGTCACCCTGTAGTACATTCCGAATACCCAGTTTAGAAAATTCCTGTAAGGCGACAATGAAAGGCGCCTTTAGTCCGGTTGGAAGTTTGGGGTCTTTGGTGATTTCTTGCGTGGTCTTATATAATAGTGGAGACTTATTAAACACGGATTTCTTTGCGACAAAGAATTTACCGTCACTAGGATCGACACCAGCAAATATAGCAGGAGCGCCATCCCATTTGACTGTCATATTAACAGCCGAACGAGAATGCCCAGCCATCATATCTCTCAATGCCTGCAAAAAGTTGATTGCACCCCTAGCACCACCTATTCCGAAATTAAGAATTTCATCTTCTAGGTGTTCTAAGTGCAAATTTTTACCGTTTGAATCCTCATTCAAATATGATAAAAAAGATGTCATTGGCATAATGTTCTTTCCATAATCCTATTTTATTCCACTATTTATAATAAACCCTTCTAGACCTCTTTTATTTTGGGTTTCTTTTTGCCTCCAGTTAATACCCTCTTATTTTCAGCGCGGAGTTCTTTCAACTCTTCTAATGCTGACAGTTTAGCTGATAGTTCAAAGTCTAACCCAATCTTCTTCTCTTCGTAGTTCCTCAGTAGAATTTGTACATTGGCATTAGCAATAATAAGTTGGTCACGCAATGCAATTCTAGCCTGTTCCGCAACAGCAAAGTTTCTTTCCAAGAGTTTCATCTGTGCAAAGACTTTCCATTTCTCAATGTAGTCAAGTTCCAATGCGTGTGATAGTGCCTTGACTGTCTCGCTGTCCAAGTCTTCATCATACAACATCCTGTCATCCATGATTACTGGATTGACAAATTGTTCTTCCAGACCCAGTTCATCGGTCAATGGGTCAATTACTTTTTCGGCCGGTTTTAAGGTGTCACTTAGTAGTGTCTTCATTCTCATTTCCTCATAATTAAAAAGGGGACTTTCGTCCCCTATATTTATACCAATTCTCTATCAACTAAAACTACTTAAATCCCTCAGTTGAAATAGAACCTAGTTTCTTTCTGACTCGTTGCATACTGTCACGCACAGCAGATTCCTTTTTGTCCTTCTTGCCATAATCACTCGCCAATGCCGAGGTGGGGTTTGCATCAGCAATCCTAGACAATACATCTTTAAATCCACCATCGGGCTTAACTCTGTCATTCACACCACCTTTGCTGATGGCGGGAGCGGTTACTATCTGCCTGAAGTGTGGGTTCTGACTGAGGAACTTAGGTTTGTCAGCTATCTTCATCATAATATCGAATTCTTCTCCGGTTTCCTCATTGTATATTGTATAAGTGGGCATCATGGTTTCCTAGTTATAGTGAAGTAAGTATGTTTCTCATTAGTAGTATTATTCCAGCAGCGTTTAGCATGATGAGGGCCCTATCCTGCCATATAATAGATACCCACAACCACAGTGAGATACCTACAAATGAAAGGGTTAAATCGTACATCTGAAATCCATCAATACCTCTAAGAGACATTGCACTGAGAACAAATACAGATGCTACCCACTTTACATACCAATCTAGTGTATATTTAGGTGTCGCAGATTTGAATATTCTTCTGGAATTTTCTAGTTCTTTTTTATCAAAAGAGTGATGAGGCATTAAGGGTGTCCTGATACATCAGGGAAAGATGTATAAAGTTTATATTCTACTCGTTTCATTCCCAACACCACTCTAGCGGCATCTCGCACTTCTGCACTTACAGCATGCCCAAACTGTTCTGGGTCTAACAACCGATACAAAAGACGGTATGCATCTAAAATGTTTTGCGCCATATCTTCCTGTTCATCCGGCAGAGTACTAAGCATATCGGCAATTTTCTGTAACGGTTCAGACATTAGACTATAATCCCACTCGTGAATTTGCGGTATGAACTTTGCACATCCTTATTCGTTGGCGAAACAAATACAATGCCACCTGAATAGAAAGTCATCTCATCGGCATTTTCAACACCAGTAAGACAAACACCCCTAGCAAATCCCATGCCTTCTGCCGTGGTAATTAACATCCGTGGGTCTGTTAGTTTTAAACGTGTATCTGTTTCCCAATCTAGTTTACCGATAAACTCACCGGCGGCCGTGATTACCGACACAATATCATTCTTTTCCATATTTAAGGTCTCGTCATAATTAAAAAAAGGGAGGCATTTTCAGTCCCCCCGTGGATGTTCGGTCATCAACCTCTACAGACTTTAGCAGGCATCCTGTAATCGCCTCGTTTCTAATCTACCTCAATCGTAACAGTATAATTTTGTCCATTAAAATCGGTGACTTTTATTGTTTTCTTCGTTGATATAAACCAACCACCAACGGGGTCTAAGTCCGAGCAGATTGGCCCAACATCGGTGATTAACATGTCACAGTCAATGTTGGAGTACTTTGACCGTACCAATTGATTGAGACATTCTTGGGCGATTTTGTCGCAGTAAGCAATACTCATTATAGATATCCCGGCCCTGTCCACTGAACCCAACCCACACCGATACCATCTTCTAGCATCTTAAAGACATTGCCCCGTGGTTTGTTCCTAGCAGGAGCATTGTACCCTGCGGCCATTAGGATGTCACCCTTGGCGAACAACTTGTCGGTGTCAGTCTTAACAATGAAACCCCAGACAGCGTTTCGTTTTATTATCTTAATGTACTTACTACCTTCGGTGACCGTACACTCCTCGCGGAAGTTAGCAATGGTCTCTACTAGTCGGTCTTCGGAGTAGTTATTCGCCCGAAAAGACGCGGTAGTCCATCGTTCATAGTCATTGTTGATTAGTTCTAACAGGTTATCAATTTCTTTTTTCATCATCATCTCTCTCATCTCGATTACATAATGATCATGACACACTTCTAAGCAGAAGTCAAGGGCCAATATCGAAAAAAGCGCAAATAAAGCGCTTTAATCGGAGATATTTCACAGTTTATTTCTTATTATATGCCTGAGCCCCAAAGAAAGCGGCCACAATACCAGCAACAGCGACAAAATAGGTGGGGGCCATGCTACCCAGTGTTTTCTGGGCCTCATCCAACCCCATCATGGAGGCAACAACCACTGAGGCGGGATACAGCAACATGCCACCAAGGGCAAACCACGCCATGGCACGTTGAGAGTCCCTCATCAGGTCTTGGTCTTCCAGTTCCTTTCGTTTAAACTCCATGAACATCTTGTGTTCTTCTTGGTCAACTACGCCATCACCGTTGCTGTCTGCTGGGTGGTGTGGTTTGGTCTCATCAGTCATCAGATACTGCTCCTTTTATTTTGTCTAAGAACGATTCCTTGTCAGGGGCCTCGCTTTCTTGTACTTCTGTTTCCACATCATCTGATATCACAGTTCTATAATATACTATCACTTCTTTGGTTTCTTTCACATAGCGTTTAATCTCTTGAAGATTGTATGCCATGAGTTCATAGTCGCCCGGCGTCATGGCCATAAAGACCAGTTGTCCAGCTTCTTTTTCGACTTTCTCTATAAATGAATCTAGGTTTTTCTTTGATACGACATACCATCGGGGTTCTTTCATATCGATGGGCCGAGGATACACTGGATGCTGAATAGGTATTCGCACCTCAACAGTTTTAATTTCAACCACACGGGGCGGTTGCGGTAATAACGAACAGGCGTTAATTACTAGAGTCAAAGTCGAAAGTAGAATCACTTTCGAGACTATCGAATACTTTTTTGGTTGCATTATTCACCTTCGGTTCAATTAGGCCTGGCTTCGCAGCTGCAAGTTTACTGAAGTCATGTCGGCGGAAAATATCAAGATACCTTGTCATCTCTGCCTCAATTTCTGCATTCTTAGAAGTCAACTCACCAAGCGCCTTTGCATTCAATTCATATTGATGCTGAATTTTCTCTATGGTATCATTTTGGACTTGGACTTGGAGTTCCATTGCCATATTGTATTCTCTTAGTTCGATGAGTTCCGACTGAGTGTTTGTGTAATACAAATACCCAACCAGACCACCGGCGAGAATGAAACCAAATAGTATTTTACTTATCATAATCCTATTTATACTTTTATTTCGTTAAGGTTTAACCGACTGCCGAAAGTTCCCCTGTCGAACACGGGTTGGTCATCCTGTTTACTTTGACCAGAATCAACTATGTTAATCTGAGCGCCATCTTCCAAATCATACAAACGCATCTTCGCCCTGTCAACACCAATCATAAATCGTTTGTTTCTCGTTGGGTCACTGTATCGATTCTTCAATTGTTTAACCATCATGTGACCTTGTTCTTCTAACTCTTCGGTGGAGATTAGAGCGAACATCAAATCAGCAGTAGCAGGCAAACCAAAACTCTCTGAGGTATCTGTCAAGTCAACATCACTATTATTGTAACCACCACGAGTAGTTTGTGTTGCAGATACAATTGGCAAGTTATACTCTACGGCGAGACCACGCATTTCTTCAGCGATACTCTTAATGATGGTGTATGAATTCGCACCAGCATTTGCCCGCAGTCTTTGACTCACGCATATATTAAGATAATCCACAAAGATAATATCAGGCGTCATGTCTTGTTTGAGTTTTAGTTCTTCTAGCAGAGCGCGGAAGTGTCCAGTGTGAGCAGTAGCAGTTGGATACTCCTTAATAATCAAACGTCCGTTAACTTTGTTTTTGATTTTCTCTATGCGGTCACTGTACATTTCATGTGATAGGTCTCGCAAATCACCAATGGAAACATCCATTAGGTTGGCGTCAATCCTCTCAGCGATTCTTTCCTCAGCCATTTCCAATGTAATATAGAGAACATTCTTTCCGGCAGCGATAGCACCAGCAGCAACATGACACATGAACAGAGACTTACCAACACCCGTACCGGCGAGAGCGATGTTCAAGGTTTTGTTTGTCAACCCACCCTCAGTAATCTTGTTGAAGTAATCCAAATCGAATGGCAATTTCTCTTCGTGTCTATGATAGAATTCATACCGTGACTCAGCATCACCAACATAATCGTGACCGATACTATTATCAAAACCAACACTCAAGGCATCAGACAGAATAGAGGGTAACGAATCAACAGTAAACTCTTTCTCTGTACCATCGATAATCTGAATAGATTTCATAATGGCATTGTACACTGCCTTTTCTTTACAGAACTTCTCTGTCGTGTCTACCAACCAAGTCAAGTCGGCCGCAGTCAAGTCTGTCTTAAAACTGTTTACTAGTTGTTCGCACTTCTCATACAAGTCTTCCGTAATTCTACGGTTGTCCTGTAAGGCAATCTTAATTGCACTGATAGACGGCGGCGCATTATACTTGGTAGTATACTCACTAATGGCCTTGAATACTTCACGGTATTCGGTATCAAGGAAATAGTCTTCGTTGAGATGCGCTATTGCTTGTCTAAGATAATCTTCATTAAAAATTAAATTCGTCAGTATTTGTTGTTCTATTCTCATTAATAAATTCTTCCTTCACTTCTTCAACGCATGGTTCACACATGTATGCCTCGCCACTACTGTGGCGAAAACACACGACTGCATCATTATCTAAATCCAAATCTTTGTCACACTTATCACACTTCGGAGTAGGCATCAGCAATGTCCTTTTCTGACACCTCAGACTGCATAATCGCATCAGTAGACATCTGATACCTACCCTCAATCCAAGTAGAGAATGTTTTATCGGCAAGAATCGGCATCCAGAACTCTTTTACATAAGTGTCCTTGGTTCTGAACTTCTTGCCATCTTCTCCATCCGATGCAATCTGATACCATCCATTTGATGGTTTGACTACATGACCAGACTCTAGGGCCATGTCTAACAATCCAGACCATTTACTGATACCACCTTCCCACGATACTTCAATCGGTATCTTAGACTTCTCACGAACAAATCGTGACTTCTCTACATTGATAATGAAATTATAACCAGTGACATCCTTACCAACTTTCTCTTGTTGGCGACCAATGATGAAGATGTTATCCGCAGAGTAATATATGCCTGTGCCACCAGAAACAACTGCCTTGGGGAACATACCAATTTCCATGTAAGTGTGGTTGACCACGATGGCAGGAATATCTTTGATAGTCAAGTGGGGTGTAATCATTCTGAACAGAGACTTCATCTGTTTGGCGCGAGTCATATCAGCAACAGACTTACCGTCAAGTGCATCATCAACTTCTTTCTTACTTGCCAAGTTACCAACAGAGTCTACAATAATAATAACATGGTCACCACGTTCTATCTCCGATAGTTGTGACATTATATCATGTTTTAATTGTTCGATATCAGTAATGGGGGTATGGATAACTTTATCAGTATCAATACCAAAACTCTTAAAATATCCTTGCGGCGCACCAAACTCCGAATCATAAAACAATACTACCGCATCATCATACTTGTCCAGATAAGCTTTGGAAAGTAACATGGCGAATGCGGTCTTAAAATGTTTAGAGGGCCCAGCAAATACTGTCAGACCAGCACACAGTCCACCATCCAACTTACCACTCAATGCCACGTTCAATGCAGGCACAGTGGTCTGAATCAAATCTTTATCATTCAGAAATTTACTCTTGGATAGAATCTCTGTGTGTTTTATCGTACTATTCTTTTTTAATTTATCTATTAAACTCATTTCTCACTCCTAAAATAATGATTCCAATGATGCTACTGGTCTAGTATTCCAATTCAAACTAGTCACAATAGTATTCAATGGGTCAATAAATGCTTTCTCAAACATTGTTTCATAATCAATGTAACGATGTAAGTCAAATTCTTTTGGCATCAGACCATTCATTGCTACGGTGTTTTCCCACACATGGTTCGGTTCCTTTAGATAGAGGAATTTAATCTTGTCACCGTCTTGGATGAGTTGATATTTCTTCTCTAACTTCTGGGTACGAATCAAGTGATTGTATACTAATGCACCTCTAACATGCATCGGCGTCCCCTTAGTATACACAGTTACCTTTGAGGAATACTTACCAAGGTTATTACATCCTCGCGGGAAGGCAATTTGTTCTGGAGACATCTTGCGAAATGCCTGCCAAGTCTCCTCTACCATTGCCTGTAATTCTTTCTCGTTCTTGTCCAGACACAACCTAACTGCCGACCTCAGACTATCCCTAACCGGAGCAGGAGTAGAAGACCGTACAATCTCTAGACCCATGACCTTTAGTTTAGCTTCCTTGTATCGGACGCCTTCATTGTCCCAGACATTCATTGCATATCGTTTCTTCGCAACCCAGATACCAACGTCAGCAATAGCTTCTCGTTTGAAATCAATCTTGGGTTGGAACACATTCATGTATTCACCAAGGTCAGTCATGCGGCCATTGATTGACGGCACTAACTTATCCTCGACAAACTTGTCAAGCACATCGATTATCTCTTCGCGGGTTTTGCCCTTGAGATGTTTTTCTACCATCGCATCCAATGTGACATAACAACTATCAGTGTCAGTGTAAAAACTGTACTCGACACCCTCAGTGTCCATGAACTTATTTAAGAATTCGTCCACCACCTTACTGGTATCACGGATGATTAACTGTCCGGTCAATGTAATTGATTCGGCAATCCGTTCATCGAAATATCTAAACCACTTATTACCTATCGCACCAAACAGGGAGTTTAACTGAATCTTTCTCGCCATCTGAAAGTTGTTGTACTTGGCAATATCATTTAAGAGGTCTGGATTTTTGGTATCCTCATATTCCTGTTCTGCCTGTTTCATCAACTTCTTGTATTTCTGTCGGTCATCAAAGAATCTTTGGGTGATTTCTGCCATGAATCCTTGGGACTCTTTGCGATAGAGATAACCATTGGCTGCCATAGACAACCCCGATTCCTTTAGTCGTGTAGTTGAGTGCTTCCGTTCTAGGATACTATCGACAGTGCAGTCCAATGGTTTGTGACCTTCCGCCAACATCTCGGGCGAAAGATTGTGTTGCATGATAATAGATGGATACAGTGAGGTAGCATCGACAGACACAATCCACTTGTACTTACCAAGTTTAGGTTCCTGTACATAACCGCCTGGGAATCCCTTAGAGAAACTTTCTTTCTTCTGGGGAATCATAATGTTCTTCTCAAGCAAGAAGTTGTACAACAGGCAATCCCATGTCCTAACCGATGAAAAGATATCATTGTAATTACACTTGCAGTCATACCCCATCGTGATAATGAGTTCCAAGAACTTCATCTTGTCATCAAGTCTGTCAACCAGAACCGTATCGATGATATTATAGTCGATGAACCGATTCCAATCACCCTCGTAGAATTCACGGAATGTTTCAAATCCAGACTCTAGTTTGTTCTGCCCAAGTTCTACTTCAGCAATGTAATCGAGTCGATAACTTTCTTGGAAAGTATAGGTAAACTTCTTATACAAGTCCATGTAATCTAGTTGGATAACACCCTTGATATCGGTCTTCAACAATTCTCTATTGTGACCACGAACAGTCTTCTTACGGGTCATGCCAAATGGACTGAGATTGTTCTTAGCCTTCTCACCAAATATTCGGTCAATCCTACCCGTCAAGTAAGGCATGTCGAACAGTTCGTGATTCCAACCAGTTACAATGTCTGGGTAATCTTGCGCCCACCATGTCATAAACTTTTCTAACAAGTCATACTCATCAGAACAAACAGTGTATGTAACGGGCAAGTCTTTCGTTTCTGGGCCAGGCTTCCACTCACCAGCACCCCATGTAAATATCTCTTTGGTGTGACTGTTAACCATAGTAATCAACAACACTTCTTCGATGGGGTTCTCCGTATCTGGAAACCCATGTTCAGCAGTTGTCTCAATATCGATAGACCATATGTTCATCTGTGACAGGTCAAACTCAATGTTATCTGGATACATTGAAGATAGGTATTGATAGGTCAAATCAGTTTGACCATAGATGGGATAGTTTTCTATCTTAGAATACTTATCAAGAAACTCTTTAGCATCACCATTGTCACCAAACTGTATGGGTTTGAGGGAATGACCTTCGATACTTTTGATATCAGAAGGTTCACCGTTCCTCACATACAGCGTAGGTTGAAAGGGATGTTTCTCAGTAAAACGCTTGCCATTCCTAACCCCACGAGTGAGGATAGAGTTTCCGTATTGCCAAGCAAAGGTATAAAAATTAGACATAGAATAACCAGTAGTTCAATATGTACATATTATAACACAATAACTATTAGAAGTCAAGCGTTATCCTGTAAATTTTGGTTTTTTCTTTGTCTCGGAGGATTGAGTGTGCTGAAACTTCGCCAACCATTCATCAACCAATTCCTTCTTGGGTTCGTAGATGTAATTCATCTGCCCATACGGCACAAAAAGCACACCCCTACTAGCAGGAGATTGTGGTTGGAAAGCAATCTTGTATTGCCCTTGTTTACCTTCGGTTGGGATGTATCGAATGTTAGCTGGGTTGGTGCAGATGTATCTACCGCCTTCGTCATCTTTCTGTAGATAACAAAGCATCTCATCCATACCATTCACTTTGAGTCCACAAATCTGAATTGGGTTTGTGTTGGGTGTCTCATCGTTATCTGGAGTGAACTCCTCTGGGGAGATATCCATTTTTACTTCTTCCAAAACTGTCTTGTCACTTTTCTTCTTAGTCATAATATTTTCCTATAAAATGGGGAGCGTTTCCGCCCCCCGATAAAACTATTTTGTTTTAATCTTAATGGTTAGAGGTTTCTTATCCTCTGGTATTCGATTCTCCAAACTGATTCTCAGAATTCCCTCTGACAATTCGGCGCCTTTGACAACAACTGTGTCTGCCAGACTCCAAACTTTGCGGAATTTTCTCTGAGCGATACCTTGGTGAATAAAATTTGCGTCTTTATCCGTTTCATTTTGACCACCCTCTACTGTTAGAGTGCCATCCTCTACCTTAATATCCAGATCGTCATTCTTGAAACCAGCGAGAGCCATTTGTATCTCGTAGTTTACTTCATCAATCTTTTCTATATTGAAAGGCGGAAAATTATTCGCAGTTGGTTCGTAGTTCATGTTGAGTAAATCAATTACTCTATCAAAACCTACAAATTGTCTGCGTATTGACGGAAATGCTGAGACAAGGCTGTCCCATTGTGCTTGGTTGTTTATTGCGTTCATCTTGTTTCTCCTGTTAAGCGAGTTATTAAGTTGCAGACCTCACGATTGAGCGTCTACTGGTTTTATTTATAACAATTACAAATCTTTGTATTAAAACAATGATGTCATAGAATATACCATGAGGCCGAAACAGGTCAGGCATAGCGCCATTTCCATTACTTGCTCACAGAATCTACCATCACAGTTTTTAATAAACTGAAATATGGTGTTCATTTCTCTCCTAGTTAAGTTTGGGGTTATTGTTTACGCCCGAATCTCGGACTGAATGTAATAAAAACCATTTCTTATTACACTACTATATATAATAAAAGATGCAATGGATAACCCCCATGACTAAATATCATAGCAGAAGATTATCGTTTGCGGCCGATATTATATTTAGTAACTAGCGACCAATCATCCTTCTCCTTGAAGGACAAAATCTTTATTTGACTCATCGGAGCCACATCATCACTAATTGATTTGTCTAGAAGTTTTAACAATCCCCAATCTTCCAATAGTTTGGCGATTGCATTCCTTCGTTTCAAATCATTATCACTCAAATCAGCCTCCTTG